AAGAACAAAACTCTGCAGGAGGTGGAGGCTCTGGTTTTATAGGATATGTAAACGGAAGCACATCTACAGTTTTATCTCCAAATCAAGCTGATTCTGCAAGCTATATAGACTCTATAACAAGAGCAAACGGGTCAAGAACTTATACATCGTCAAAATGCTTAAGATCATCAAATAGCAGCATTACTCCACCAAATACCTCTGATTCGTACTATGAATCTGGAATAGCAGTTCCCACCTATTATCCAGGTAATGATGGAGACGCAAAATCTTCTGGAAATGGTAAGGTTGTAATACTTTACTAGCCCTCAGCACTTATAATTGGTATAATAGGCTAAGGAGAATAAATGCCAAATACTAGTAAGGGATTTCCATATCCCACCTCGTCTGATGACCCAAATGTGCCGCAAGATATTCAATTGCTTGCACAGGCAGTAGATGCTACCTTAACTAATTATTCACCTACAACCCATACCCATACTGGCGTATATGCTACAACTACCCACACACATGACGGGGTTTATGCAAATACCACCCACACCCATAATGAATATCTAGAGCCGTCAGATCTTGCAGGATATTCTCAGACTACACACACCCACGATTCTTTATACTCTAACCTTGCACACGTTCACAACGATTATTTAAGTACAGCGGCTATTAGCGGAACAAAGGGAGCTATTCCTATTGGAACCGCCAGCGGTGTTTCTATTATTACTCCTGGAACTAACGACTACGTTCTCGTTTCAGACTCCACAACCGCAACAGGAACTAAGTGGGCAAACGTAGCGGCGGTAGGAACAGTAGTCCCAAACACATTTTCTAATATTGCAGTATCTGGACAGACAACAGTTTCTGCAGATACAACCGTAGATACACTTAACCTTGCTGCTGGAACTAACGTTACAATTACAACAGATGCGCTTACAGATACAATTACAATTAGCGCAGCAGGCGGGGATTTAGCAGGACACTTAGCTGCTACAGATCCACACCCACAGTATTTAACACAATCAGAAGCAGATATACTTTATGATGCTGATGGATCTGCGGCGGCTGCACAATCAGCAGCTAACATCTATACAGATACAGCAATATCAAATTTAGTAAACGCTGCTCCGTCTACTCTTAATACACTTAAAGAATTATCAGACGCTTTGGGCGGGGACGCATTATTTGCAACCACAGTAACAAACGCCTTAGCTTCTAAAGCCCCAATTAATAATCCATCCTTTACTGGAACAGTTAATTTCTCTGGAGCTACAATTTCTGGATACTCCCCATTCCCAACACAGACAGGGCAGGGAGGAAAGTATTTAACAACAAATGGCACAGCAGTATCTTGGGCAACAATTGATTTAACTCCATATTTAACATCATCTGCGGCTGCTTCAACATATTTAACTACAACCACTGCTTCAAATGTTTATGCTCCAAAAGCATCTCCAACATTTACTGGAACAGTAGATTTTACTGGTGCTACAGTTACTGGGTTATCAGCAAACCTTCCATCACAAATTGACAATACTGGTAAATTTTTAAGCACAAACGGTAATACGGCTCAATGGGTTTCAATTTATCAAATTCCAGATCAAACAGATCAGTCTGGTAAGTTTTTAACAACAGACGGGACAACTGCTTCTTGGACAGATGTATCATCAACACCAGCTGCAGGATCAATTACATCAGCAATGATTGCAGATGGAACAATTGTAGATGCAGATATAGCAATAGCAGCAGGAATTGATGCAAGCAAAATTTATGGTTATGCCGTTACCAAAACTGACACAGGCTCAGTCACCAACACGATGCTTGCTGGATCTATTGCAAATAACAAACTTGTAAATTCATCTATAACAATTAATGGAACACAGATATCATTGGGTGCGTCAACAACAATTGATACACTCCCACCACAAGCTACAAATAGCGGAAGATATTTAAGTACTAACGGAACGACTGCCTTTTGGTCTACCATTACAACTAACAACTACTCTAACGGAACAAATACCTCTACTGCTAACAAAATATTTTATAACAATACGGGGTCTTTTCCTTCAGCAACCGCAGCGGGCGATATTTATATCCAGTACTAGGAGAAGACTATGGGATTAAGAGTATACGATAATAATACATGGAATCAAGCAAGGGCTTTAAGATTATATAACGGTTCTTCCTGGAGTAATGCCACAAGATCATGGATCTATAATGGATCAACTTGGTCTATGAATTATCCAGAAAATCCTGTATTTACTGTATCACCAAGTATTTCTTATGTTGGGACTGCACAACCAGTTCCTGGAAATGGTCTTTCAGTAAATACTGGAACAGTCAATACAGACCCAGCATATGCACCTAGCTCTTATTCTTATCAATGGACAAGAAATGGTGCAGCAATTTCTGGGGCCACATCAAATTTATATTACTTAACAACAAGCGACTTAGGTACAACTGTTACATGTACTGTTACTGCAAATAATAATCGTGGGTCAACTCCAATATCAGCAACAGGTGGCGTATATGTTTTTCCAGCGGCCCCAACTGGGTTGACAATCACAGACAATACTGTTACTCCTAATCAGCCATCATTTGTTACCGTAACAACATCAGCTAACTCATGGTCTGCAAGCTGGGGATCGTCTTCTCCTTTATCTTACTATTCAGTTTCTTCAAATAATGGTGCTCCATCAAACTCATCTCCAACTGGAACGAGCACATCATCAAGTAGTGCATCTCCTGGATCGGTAACAGTTTTTGTTAGTGCTGTAAATAATTCAACCACAGCTAGAATAGCGTGGAATGCCGTTCCTGGTGCTACCTCCTACTTAGTACAGCACTCATTTGGAACAATTACTACAACCAATACTTTTCTTGATATAACAAATCAATATGGAACTCTTAATGCAACGGTAACCTCTCTTTTTAATGGCAATGGTGCATATCAATCTACTGCAAATGGATCAATATTATCAAGGCAATCTGGTACGGCTTCAGGTTCGGCAACAGTTCCATCACCACCAGGAACACCATCGCCAAGTACTAGCTCTGTAACATCAAATAGTTTTGTTGTGTCTTGGTCTCCAACTTCTAACACAGATTCATATCAGATTGATGTTGGAACTTTTAGTGGAGGAAGCAACATATTAAGTACAGCAACTACTAGTACATCAAGAACCGTTACTGGCTTATCTGGACTCACAACATATTATATTACCGTTAAGGCATATGGAAATGCTTATGCTGGATATGGGGGGTCTGGAACTACTTCAGTTCAAACATTAGAAGCTTATGTCACCCCAAGTATAGGTACGGTAAGCTTAAGCTCTACCAATTTCCAAAGATACTCTGTATCTGGATCAAACCAGGGTATGAAGTGGGGATGGGACAACGTGTTTTGGTCTGGATCAGTGGCAGAACCTTTGTGGATGGAATGGGAGATATACTTTGTATCTTCTGGAGGATCTTATCAGTACTACGGATTTGAAAATTATTTTGCGGGACAGCAAAGCTCTCCATTAGTTAATGGGTATACATGGAGCTATCTTGTATATACCCCAGGAGACTTGCCTTACTCTACATCCGCTAGATATTTAAGATGTAGGTTCTCGGTTTATGATACAAATTATGCAATTAAAAGCGGAGCATGGTCTAATAGAATATAATGGAGGTATATGATATGATAAGTAATGCAGAAAAAATTCAGATTATAGATGGTCATCTAAAGCAGCTGGCCTACGAAAAATATAATGCTGAACTTAAGCTAGAATACAATAGCATAAATGAAGAATTAAACGATTCTGAAGTCACCAATCTAACAAATATTTTGGCAGACATTAATGCAAAAATTCAAATGCTTGAAACTAAAAAAACACAACTAGGATAAGGAGAAAGAAATGCCAACATATAGCAAACTAAGTAATGACGAGAAGACTGCAATTAAGGAGTCTTTGGTCCGTAACCTTGAATACCAGATGTATTCATTGGAAATGGAAATTGTTGCGGAAAACGCTAAAGCTACACCAGACTCATCAAAGATTGAAATTATTCAATCAAACATTGATGATAAAGTAGCACAAATCGCTGCAGTAAACGCAGAATAAATAGGGAGATAAATTGGGTTATAGAGAAGTAGTAATGTCTCAAAGCCCACTATCATTTTGGCCACTAGATGACGATGTTACAACAGGTATCGCTAAAGAGGCTACTGGTAGTGGGAATAATGGCGCATATGCTGGCTCTATATTTGATGAAGCAATCCCACTTGTTGCCAATGGAATTTATGGAACAAGACTAACAGACTCTACTGCTGGTATTTACTATCCGCTTCCAGGAGCATCTGGAGCGGGACAGTCATGGACAGATCCAAGTATCTGGACCAAAGGTAAAAGCAATCAGTCATTTAGTATTGAGTTATACTTTAAATTAAATGAAGATTCATTGTCAATATCAGACGAAATAGTTTTATTTGGAAATAAGACTTTACTTCAGTCTTCACAAAATTCTGCTATACAGACGTACACAGATTTGATCGACGACTATGAAACCTATACTGATGTGCTAGCGGCATTCGATACCTATGACGAAATCCTAAACGCCACTATTCTTGCACCTTATGGAGTATATGTTTATAAAAATAAGATTTATTTTAGACCAGACCCGTTAATAAATTATTATGTGTCTTATGAAGTTCCAGACTGGAAACGCAGATATCATATTGTTGCTAACTATTCGTCTAACGGAATATCTCTTATTGTAAATGGAACAAATGTATCTACAAAATCATCTTCTGAACTATCCGACATATTTCAGTTTAGCCAGAACCATGGGGCTATGAGAACATATGGTTCTGATAATTATGACATAACAGTTGATGGTGTCGCAGTATACGGATACGTTCTTGATTATGTTAGGGCAACAGAGCACCTTAATCTATCTAGAAAAACAATTCTTAAAGATAGATACTATAATGCAAATTCTCAAGTAACTTACATACCTAATAATAAAGACTGCTTGATAGCTTATAAGTTTGCCAACAACTGGACAGGATTTGATTTTACAAATGCATTGGTTAATTCAATTAATCAAGTAACACTAAGATATATATCTAACGCAACTGTATCTGGTGGTACTGGAACCCAATCAGTAGTAGATGCTAGAAACTGCCTATCTCTAGGTGCTGGCGCATTCCTAGACCTGTCAACAGTAGCAAGATTGGCTGAGGGCGGCACAGCAATATCTGTAAGTTTTTATCATGACCCACTAACGCCAGAGAAGGGCCTTGTATCTATGTACAACTTCCAGTCTAGCCAAAGCTTAACAATAAGAATAAATGGCTCTGACGACTTTGTTTTTAATTTGAATGGAGTGGACACAACCACCACATCTAGCCCCGTGGCGGGATGGAACGAGATCCTTGTAGAAAACAAAACGGGATCCCTAAAAGCATACCTAAATGGTACAAGTATATTTACCTCAGTAGATTATCTACAAACAATAACAGATTTATATATTGGAAAAGTAAATGACCTATATGCAGCATGTCCAGTTACTTGGATAGCAATAAAGTCAGGAATTCAGTCTGAAAGTTTAACTGATTACACATTATATAACGAAGAAGCAACTTTCATTCTCAAGATGAATAACAATCTTAAATGGTCTCAGTATGGAAAGATTGAGGGTCTATTAACATTGCCTGCAGTCGATTACAGCGGTTCTCTGGCCTTTTATACAACTTCCTCGCCGAATGTATCGGTTACCTATAATAACGGCTTAGAATGGCCTAGAATGGCTTCTATGCCTACCCTGTTGGATGATCCAACAAATCAGGTAACGTCATATGACATAAAAGCTACATTATTTACAAATGACTCAGAAGATGATCTACCAATCTTATCAAACATTGGGCTATACGCATATACCCAAGGAATGAAGCGGGTAGTTTCAGACAATACAAATGAAGCTGCCGTAATAGTAAATTCAGACAATTGCGTTATCTTTGATGACGACGTTGAGGTATTGGATAGACTGGATCAGTCTGGTATTAGATTATCTGGGATCTCATATTTGAAGATCCCGTCACAATCAAGTAATTATGACTCTGGTGGATTCAATGGAACAAAGTCTATTTCTTTAGTCTTCAAGATAAATGAACCTTTAGTGGCAAATAAGTACATTCTGGAATCTGGATCAAAGTCTTTATATTGGGACGGGTCAGCATGGCAACACCCAGGATTCTCTAAGATGTATGTAAATGGTCAGGAGACATTTGATAATCAGGCTATGGTAAATGATTGGGTTCATGTCGTATTAACCTCAACATCAAAAATAAATGCTGGAACAGATATATATGTTGGAGCAGACGACGCAGGAGCAAATCAAACAGATATTACCTTGGGTCTATTTGCAATGGCTGCCTACACCCTAGATCAATTTGATGCAGAGACAGAATACGAGGTTCTTGTTGGATACCCACAGGAGGGCCTAGGTCAGGAACAAGTTTCCTTCAATATAATCGATTATGGCCTAATTCCGTACAAAGTTGCTTGGCAAACAGCATAAAGTTGTCACATTCTAGTACAAAGTATAGACTTTGGCAATAAAAGATGGTATCATTACTATATGAAATCAATTAAAACATCCGTTGTTGAGGAAACTACCCTTGGGGTCTACATTTGGCAAATGCCAGACGGACGTTGGGTCGGAGACGATGAGGGAAACTTTCTCTCTATTTCTGCATTCAAAAATGACCAAAATAGAATCAACGCTCTAAAAGAAGCTGTCAGAGGTTATGGGATACAGACAGGCAAGGCCGTATTTTTGTCAGGACAAAGAAAGATTAATGACGAAGAATATGAAGAGCAGCAACAGCGTTTGAGGTGGGGACTAACACCAGACCCACTAGATATTGGTGAGTACAAAGACAGTCTAAAGAATTTGAGGAACGATTAATGTCAGACGCAATTGAAGATAATTTAAATGAAGTATCTGCAGTTCTTTCTGGTGACTTTTTCACAGAAAGACCAGCGGAAGAATCTGATCCCTTTTATGTAAAGGCTGAAGAGCTTTCTAAGTATCGTGGATTCTCTCCAAACTTTAAGAGAAAGAATACACGTCTTATACAAAAGTTTCAGCAGGGTGCAGACGGACAAGCAAGATCAAAGAAGTATGAGCAAGAAATTCTCATGGGTTATGACATCCTTGATGTTATAACACCGCCATACAACCTAGACTACTTGGCTAAGATTTATGAGGTATCTTCACCACACTTTGCGGCATGTAATGCAAAGGCAGCAAACATTGTTGGGCTTGGCTATGACTTTTCGCACACTCGTGCTACTAAAGAAAAGATAGCAGATCTTTCTGATACACCAGAAAGCCTACAAAGATTCCGTGCAAAATTAGAGCGGATGAGAGAAGACCTATACGACCTACTTGAGTCTATGAACCAAGAGGATACATTCACAGAAACCCTTACAAAGGTATACCTAGATTTTGAAGCCACAGGAAATGGATACATTGAGGTTGGCCGTAAAGTAAACGGAGAAATAGGCTTTGTTGGCCATATTCCAGCAACATCTATGCGTGTTAGAAAAGACCGTGATGGATTCGTTCAGGTAATTGGAAACAAGGTTGTTTTCTTCCGTAACTTCCAAGACAAGGCAACACCAAATCCAATTGGCGATGATGAAAGACCTAACGAGGTTATTCATATTAAGAAGTACACACCAACAAACGGATATTATGGTGTGCCAGATATTATTCCAGCAAAGACTGCGCTAGCAGGAGATGAATTTGCATCACGCTTTAACCTTGATTATTTTGAGAACAAAGCTGTTCCAAGATATATCATTACAGTAAAGGGAGCTACACTTAGCCGTGAAGCTGAGCGTAAGTTGCTTGAGTTCTTCCAGACAAACCTTAAGGGTAAGAACCATAGATCTATCTATATTCCGCTACCAGCAGATGATGACGGAAATAAAGTAGAGTTTAAGATGGAAGCTGTTGAAGCGGATGTTCAAGACTCTTCATTCAACAAATACCGTCAGCAAAATAGAGACGAAATTTTAATTGCTCACAGAACTCCTATCTCAAAGCTGGGACTTCCAGAGGGCGTATCCCTTGCAGCAGCAAAGGACGCAGACAAGACATTTAAAGAGCAGGTTGCTAGACCAGCACAAAGAAACCTAGAGAAGAAGCTAAACCGTTTGATTGCAGAATTTACGGATGCTTTTGTTTTGAAATTTAATGAACTTACTCTCACAGACGAGGATACACAGTCCAAGATTGATGAGCGTTACCTACGAATGAAGACCATTGTGCCTAATGAAGTTCGTGCAAGACTTGGTATGCCAGGCATGCCAGGGGGCGATCAGCCAGTTGTCCTAACAGGACAGCAAGCCGCCGACCAAACTGCGAGGGGAACAGGAAACCGTAGAAGAGATCAGGAAAGAACCGCAAATGCTACTGATTCTAACGGTGAAGCAAGAAATCCTCAAGGTGATGGTCGAGTTGCGCCCTGATTTTGCATTACTAACAAATACTTGATAAAATTAGTGTTGCTATGGAAATAAAAAAGGCAAACTGGCATTCCGACGGAGATAGTCTCCGCCTATCGATGCCTATCGCAAAAGTCGATAGAGAAAAAAGAATCGTATCGGGTTTCGCCACACTAGACAATATTGATCAGCATGGAGACATTGTTTCTTCAGACGCTTCTGCTAAAGCATTCGAAAGATTCCGTGGGAATATTCGTGAAATGCATCAGCCACTTGCAGTAGGTAAGATGGTATCGTTCCGCAAGGAAAAACTGTTTGACAAGTCAACAGGAAAAGAGTACAGCGGAGTTTTCGTAAATGCATACGTATCAAAGGGTGCACAAGATACTTGGGAAAAAGTTCTTGATGGCACACTATCAGGTTTCTCAATCGGTGGTAACATTACCAAGGCGGTTGACGAATATAATCCAACACTAGAAAAATCAATCCGTGTAATTAAAGAATATGATCTAACAGAACTTTCATTGGTAGACAATCCAGCAAACCAACTTTCAAACATTGTTTCTATTGAGAAGACAGTAGACGGAACTGTATTTAAAGGAATTGCTACAGAAGTACAAGTAGAAAATGTTTTTTACGATAAGGAAACAGACGAAGTTTATTTGTCTACAGAATCAGAATTTACATCACCAACTACAAACAAAAATCTAGAAATGATTGGTTGGGTAGAAACAGCAGATACAAATAAGTCTGCAGAAATCTCAAGAATCCTTGACGCATACAAGCAGTCTAAGGTACAACCTGATATCGCAAAGCAGGTTGAAGAAAATCAAAACACAGAAGGAGGTGTTACTGTGGCAGAAGATACAACAACTACCGTTGAAGAGACTACAACTGAGCAAGTTGCTCAAGTTGAAGAAGTCACAGAAACGGACCTCGCCAAGTCAGCTGATGCTCCAGAAGCACCAGCAACCGAAGAGGCACCGAAAGCAGAAGCTGAAGAAGCTCCTGCTGCTGTTGA